AATTTCCATGAAAAGCAAGAAAATCCCCAAAGCCGGAGCCTACAAGGTTCCCAAGGTGATGAAAGAGTTCAAGGCTGGAGAGCTTCACTCAGGCAGTAAGTTTGGGCCGAAGGTCTCCAACCCTAAGCAGGCTCTTGCTATTGCCCTTTCAGAAGCTCGGAAAGCCGCGAAGAAGTAGTTTTGCTTCGCGGCAGTTCCAGCTATAATAGGCGAGCGGCCATCTTAACTGCGAGGCTGGATTATCATGGCTGTTTCTGGAACCGTAAGCACTACGCAATTTAACACGATGAAGGTGATTGATCACGCCTTCCGTCGCTGTCGAATGCTGCCGCAGCAAGTCACTTCCGAAATGATCTCCATAGCGAAGGACAACCTCTATCTGTTGTTGTCTTCGCTTGGCAGCATTGGCGTACCGCTTTGGTGCATCGAAAGAGAGATCCTGCCCCTGTACATAGGGCAGGCGGTCGCTACCCCCTCAAAGGGTACGATGGATATTCTCAACGCCAACTATCGCTGGCTCACACGCCAGAACGGGCCGGTGCAGTACAGCTCTGCCGGTGGCATCGTTGAGTATGCGTTCGACGGCGATCTCGACACAGCATGCACCCAAACGTCGATCAATGGGAACATCAAGATCTCGTTCATTGGATCTGATCCAATCGACGACCCTCAGCCTGCCGTTCAGGTGACGACTGTTGGCATAATGATGGCCACAACCGGCACCTTCAATCTGAACTTCGAATGGTCAAACGATGACGTCACATGGACTTCGTGTCTGCTTCCGGGCGCTACAGTCTACACCGCTGGCCGGTGGAAGTGGTACGACATCGACGGAACCGTGCCGGTGAACTATTTTCGCATGCGCGAGACGGGTGGCAATACCCTCAATGTCGTTGAGTTCTATGCCTCCAACAACCCCACCGAGATCCCTCTGGCTCGCATGAACCGCGACGACTGGACAAACTTCCCGAACAAGACGTTTCAGGGTCGCCCTCTTCAGTATTGGTTTGACCGCCAGCGCGACTATCCCACGATGCAGATATGGCCCGTGACCGACTCGACCAGCATGTTTGGTCAGTTCGTGATCTGGAAACAGCGGTACATCATGGACGTTGGCGCGGTCACGGACGAGCTGGACATTCCTCAGCGGTGGTATGAAACCATCGTCTGGCAGCTTTCATGGCGTCTTGCAATGGAGCTTCCTAACTTCGACATGACGCTTCTGCCTTCGATCAAGCAGACGGCTGATGAGTCGTTGAAGATCGCGCACGATGAAGAGCGCGACAACTCGCCCATCTACTTCACCCCCAACATCTCGCCGTACACACGATGAGCGTCTTCTACGACCCACGCGGCAAATCAACTTACGGCATCGCGATCTGCGCTCGGTGTTCGCGGAAGATGTCGCTCACCGATCTGTCGCCAGATCCAAACTATCCCGGACTCTATGTGTGCGATGTAGACAAGGACGAGTTTGATCCTTACCGCCTGCCTGCGCGCCAGCCTGAACAGATTTCCCTGTTCCATCCTCGGCCTGACACCGACATCGCCTTGACGATGCGCGGCACAATTTCGCAAGATGGCGATGAGTTCATCACCGATGAAAGCGGAGGTGAGTATCTCGTACCATGACGAACAACCCTCGCGTCCCAACAAATCTGATCCCTACAAGGATTTCGCAGCTTCCAGAAGCCACGCAGATCCTTGCCACTGACACAACGATTGTTGTTCAGAACGGCGTGACAAAGCGCGCCGCCTTTGGCCAGTTTATTTCATACGTTGGGCCTACCGGACCCACGGGGCCAGCCGGGCCTACGGGCGCTACCGGGGCAAGTTCCACCGTTCCCGGCCCTACTGGCCCAACAGGAAGCGTTGGGCCACGAGGTGCAACAGGCGCTGATTCAACCGTTCCGGGGCCTACTGGCCCTACGGGCAACACGGGGCCTAGCGGGCCGTTTGGGCCGACCGGGGCCACGGGTGCTGATTCGACGGTTCCCGGCCCAACCGGGCCAAGGGGTTTCGCGGGCGAAACGGGCGCAACGGGAGCCACCGGACCCACGGGGCCGACCGGAAGCACCGGCAGCACCGGCAGCACGGGCGGCGCAGGGCCGACAGGCCCTACGGGTGCGTCGTCTACGGTTCCGGGGCCAACAGGAAGCACGGGGCCGACAGGAAGTACGGGAAGCACGGGGCCTACAGGCCCCACTGGCGCTGATTCTACTGTTCCCGGACCAACGGGGCCAACTGGTTCTACCGGGCCTACAGGGCCTACAGGAGCCACATCTACCGTTCCGGGGCCTACAGGCAGCACCGGGCCTACCGGGCCTACAGGCGCTGATTCCACTGTGCCGGGGCCAACAGGCCCTACGGGAGCGGCGGGATCTACGGGTGCGACGGGGCCAACAGGGCCTACGGGAGCAACTTCCACAGTTCCCGGCCCTACGGGGCCTACGGGCAGTACGGGGGCGACGGGTGCCACCTCTACAGTCCCCGGCCCCACTGGCCCCACAGGCCCAACCGGAGCGGACTCAACAGTGCCGGGGCCTACCGGGCCTACCGGGCCAACAGGCAGTACGGGCAGTACGGGCAGCACGGGGGCCACGGGCGACACCGGCCCCACGGGGCCGACCGGGGCCACGGGAGCTACCGGAGGGACGGGGGCCACTGGCGGAACCGGAGCCACTGGCGGCACGGGGCCTACGGGGCCTACGGGAGATCCCGGTACGCCGGGCGCTACGGGCGCTACGGGCGCTACGGGCGCTACAGGCAACACGGGGGCTACCGGGCCAACGGGGCCAACGGTGTACCCCGGCGCTGGTGTAGCTGTCTCGACAGGATCGGCTTGGGGAACGTCCCTGACGGCACCCTCTGGCGCACTGGTTGGCACGACTGATACGCAAACCCTGACAAACAAGTGGGTTCAGCCGCGCTTTGTTGCCAGCACAGCCAATGTCGCAGCGCCTGCCATTAACACTGACACAACAGATATCTTCATCATAACCGGCCAAAGTACTACCCCTATCACATCGTTCACGACTAACTTGACAGGAACTCCGGTCAATGGTCAGAAGTTGTGGGTGTCCATCACAGGAACAACAGCAATTTCAATTACCACTTGGGGCGCGTCGTTTGAGTCGTCTACTGTGACGCTTCCGACTACAACCGTGTCTACAAATCGTCTTGATGTTGGGTTCGTGTGGAACGTAGCTACAAGCAAATGGCGTTGCGTGGCTTCAGCCTAAAGGGGGCAACTATGGGCATTGTGTATCTGGAAGATGGCCGCATGGCCCATGAGTTTGAGATTGGCACTGAACCATATGTGCTGAAAGATGCGCTGGTTATGCGCCCGGAAGATTACGCGCTGCTGACACCTGACGAGATCGCGGCCATGAAGCAGGCCCGCTATGACAAGTGGATCGCCATTGTCACTGCGCCGCCAGTTGAAGACGTTCCTTCTGATCCTGCGGTGTAATCATGGCGGCACGGTTTTGGGTCACAGGCGGCACTGGAAACTGGAGCAGCACCACTAACTGGTCTGCCACATCTGGAGGCGGCTCTGGCGCGTCTGTGCCGGGTTCTGCTGACACCGCCACATTTAACGCATCTTCTGGTGCTGGTACGGCTACAGTAGATAGCAATGTCACCATTCAAACTTTGACTATGACCGGCTTTACTGGGACGCTGGCGTTTGGTGTTAATACAATCTCCGTCAATAGCACTGGCACCGTCTATACGGGGGCTGCAACTTTTGCAGTGACAGGCACCCCCGTCATTATCGTGACCAACGCAACCGCCACGGCGACAACGGTGACTGCCGGTGCGGTTACAGAGGCCAACAGCATATCTTTCAAATTCACGGGCGGAACATATGCGCTGACGTTTTTAGGAACTGCTAGTCATGCAGCAAAAAACGTAGATTTCACAGGTTTTGGCGGGACATGGAATGCAAGAACAGTTGCCAGCACAATCTATGGGAGTCTAACACTTTCAACGGGAATGACGTTTAACGCATCTTCAGGGGTATTAACTTTTGGCGCAACATCCGGCACTCAAATTATCACCACAAACGCGAAGACTGTTGATGAGCCACTGACAATTAACGGAGTTGGCGGTACTGTCCAACTTGCCGATGCTCTTACGTTGGGCGCAACCCGTGCGCTGACGCTAACAAACGGAACATTTGACGGAAACAGCAAGACGATCTCTGGTGCATCAACATTTAGC